TGAGCTAATTGTGGTCATGGGAGATGCAACTAAGTGGGATGCATCCTTCACCAGCGTGTTGGATGCTTCTGTTTACGAGCTACTTTCATGGCTGCTAGAATTAGACGAAGAGGGTTGTGAGGAGTTGAGGTATTACCTTGACCACTGCTTTAAATCATATGTCAGAATGCCAATGGGTTGGATTTTACTACTTCTTTTTAAAAAATCAGGAGACCCCATGACTACGTTAGGAAATTGCATAGGACATCTGTTCATCATTTGCCTGCACATTAACATGATGGCAAAGAATCTCAACATGAATCCCTATCAGATATACCTTGATTGTAGAATCAACTTATATGCTGATGATCATTTGAATGGATATCCAGACTATTGTAAGGAATATCTTAAGTTTGAATTCCGTGATGCAGTTTACAAGTTATGTGGCGTAAGACTACATCCCCCACCGGATGATAAGATACTAGACGGCCCTGTTGGAGGAGTCTTCCTTGGTGCAACTGTTACACAGGATGCATATGGATTCTTTCAACCGATGTTTTCACACGAGCGAATGCTTGCAATCCTTTATTGCAATGAGTATAGTGAAGAGGAGCTTCAACAACTCCTCGTCTCTATCTATCCTTTGGTTTGTTCGAATGAGAAAACTAAGAACTTGATGATGGATTTTCTTAAGATTTATCACCCGCGGTTGGCGGGGATCTTCCTTCACAGTTCGGCCGGTTCTTATTCCGGGGCGGAGGGGGGTTTTAAAAATTAATTTAGTCATGGCTCTCCGAAATGGTGGAGCAAAATTGGTTGCGATCAGCAACCCAAACAACGCGAACAATGCGGGAACATATTCTGTCCCACAACAAAAGAAAAAGAAGAATAAGAATAAAGGTAAAAACAAGGGGCAACAGGCCCCGTCCAAGACCAAAATCTCTAAGGAAGTAAGAAGAGAGCTCGCAACCATGGGTAAGCAACTTCGTGCACCATTTTCAGGTGATGTTGTTAATCGGGCCCGAAATGGCTTGCTTGGCAACAATGTTTATGCACGTGCTCTAGTAGACCCTGAGCGATCAGGGTATGGTGCAAGAATCCCCGATTCTACGGTGGACGAGGAAACCGCCACTTATCAGGCAGAATTTGTCTTTGAAGTGACTGGTGTTAGTGGAACGGCGGTTGAAGCAGCAGGAGATGGTGGACGGTTCGCTTACGCGTTCAATCCCATTATCACTGCGGCCAACTTCAATGCTGCGTACTTCCAAACAACAGTCATGTACGCTGATGGTAAAGCGACGACACCCACGACTCAATTGTGGACTCGGAACTATATTTTACCTGCGGCAGCGACAAACTTTTGGACCGTTGCAAATGTCAAAGACGCGGTTCTTTTGACGAGTGGTGCTAGCGGGTTGTGTAAAAGCGCCCGCCCGGTATCCATGTGTGTTTTAGCTTCTTATGTCGGAAACCTTATTGATGGCGCAGGTGAGATCACGGCGCTTTTGGTCAAGGGAGGAAATTGGGAAACCATGTTCACTAATGGTGGAACAACAAATAATCTCACCGATTGGGAGGATGTCTCCACGATTCCGCATTCATACAATGGCCCCCTGTCCAGCGGGGCGTATGTCTGGTGGAAACCTGATGACCCTAGTGATTATTGGCTTCGAGGCATCGGAGCGTCGGCTAATTCGATGCAGCAGCATAGCTATCCCACGATTGTCATTTGCGGTAAGAATGGTAATATAGATACAACCTGTCTTAGGATAAGGGCCTTTATTAACTATGAATACGTGACTGAGAGTCGTGTGCCTAGTGAAGCACTCTCCCCCATCCGTCCAAACGAGATGGAGGAGGCTCGAATGATCCTACAAGGATGCCCGAACGCCATGATGAACGACCAACACATTGATTGGTTAAAAGTTCTCCTTGGGGGGCTTTCAGGGTTCGTTGCTGGAGGACCGGTTGGTGCCGCTTTTGGGGCAGCAGCTGGTGCAGGAATATCAATGCTTCCTGCCATGTTCACCAATAAACTTGCGCTCAGGGGTGCCTAGAGCACCCCTTAGTCGCGGGGCTGGTCTTAATTGATTGTCCCCGAAATTGTCAGCTACACTTAATTGTGAGTCTGACCGCCCATTCCACAATCTGTAGGTAGTTATCGGAATTCTCTGGTTCTATGTGCAAGTTGTGAGGACGGGGTTTGCAACCGTTGTGGGCCATTTTTCCCATTAATACGGTGTTCCCCGTTGCGTGAATGAAAATGCTTATACTCAGAACAAGCGTAAGACATGAAGTAGTGAATCATGTTTATAACTTGCTTATTTGTATAGGGAGTGCGTTCGACTGACGAACAAAAAAAAAAAAAAAAAAAACACGAAACCGGAAGACCACAACACAAAACTA